ATGGGCCCGTGGAGCATCGCGATTCGCCGTATCAGAAGCTCGAAGACGACGGCTTCGTGAATGAACGGGTCAGCATGATTGGGAACCCCATTCATGTGCTCCAGATTCGGGATCTGGCGGATAGTGCCTATCAGCCCTCCGACTGCCAGATCACGCGCACGCTCGTGCAGGAAGTGAACACGTTTCGGACGCAACTCCTCCGGGTGCGCGATGCGAACCGGCCCTTGCGGATCTACGACGACCAGATGGACCCGGCCACGGTGGAGAAGATGGCGAACGGGGAGACCGGGAGTTACATCCCGGTCGCGAACTACGACCCCGCCCGGCCGCCCGTGATGGAAGTGACGAAGGCGACCCCGCTGCGGGAGAACTACACGAGTCAGCAGATTATCGAGCAGGACATCAACGAAGCGTGGGCGATGGGCCCCAGCCAGCGGGGCATGCCGGAGCAGACGGATACGACGGCGACCGAGATTACGACCCGGCAGAATAGCGCCGCCGTGCGGCTGGAGAAAGAACGGGCGGCCGTGATTGCCTGTTTCACCAAAGGGGTGGAGTCCAAGTTTGCGCCGCTCCTCGTCCAGTTCTTTGACCCCACCGATGCGGTCGAGCTGTTGGGGCAGGACGGCACGCAACGCTGGATGCAGTGGGACAAGGATGCGATTTCGGTGCGGTGGGGCGTCACGGCGAAGCCCGATTCCGGCGTCTACCTCGATGCGGATACGGAGCGCCGGGTCGCAATGAACGGCTACAACTTCCTGCGGAAAGACCCGCGCGTGGAACCGGATGCGCTGTTGACCTGGACGATGCGGAAGATGGGGATGAACCCGCAGCAGATGTTGGCGCCGCCGGCCCCGCCCCCAGGCCCGCCGCCGCCCAATGTGAACGTGCGCGTGCTGATGGAGGATCTGATTGGCCCGGCCGGATCTGTGGCCCTGAAGATCCTGCAAGGTGCTGGATACCAAATTACCGACGAGGATTTAGCGGTGGTGCAACAGCAAGCCGCAGTCCTTATGGCCCAGCAAGGCGTGCTGTATCCGCCACGACCTCCGACCCCTCCCGCCCCCGGGCCACAACAGCAGCCGCAGGCACATGGAGGCATGGCCGACAGAACGGACTTACTCAATAAGCATGCGGCTGAAGAAACGGGCGGCATGCCGGGCATGCCACCTCAAGGGCAAATGGTCCAATGAAGACCACGCCGAAAAAACTGGCCGCCATCAAGGCATGGAAAGACCGTCATCCGGAGCGGGTGAAGGCCAGTAATCGTGCTTCTCAGCATCGGCAACATACGGCTAACCCTGACAAGCGGCGGAAAGCGTGGCTGCGATGGCGACAGAACCATCCTGAGCAACATCGGCTCAGCCAGCAAAAAACGTCCCTGAAACGACTGTATGGGTTGACGTGGGAAGAATTTCAGCGGTGGCATGAACTTCAGGGGAACCGCTGTGCTATTTGTGAGGCCGAAACCAAGCTGTTTGTAGACCACGACCATACAACCGGCCTAGTTCGTGGGCTCCTGTGCAGTAATTGCAATTTCGGCGTGGGGTCGCTGGGGGATTCCGCCGCGCGATTGCGGCGAGCGGCGGCCTACTTGGACCAATCGGACTATCTCAATTCGGTGGACCTCGAATGTCGCAAAGTGTGACGTGCGAAAAATGCGGTCAAACGGTTGAAGTGGGCGATTGGCCCTACTGTCCCCACCCTCGTGGGTCCGCGACGGTCATCGGGGATGACATCCCCGGGGGCCTCCTCGTGGAAAACCTTGGGCATGACCCCGTGATGGTCTATTCTAAGTCCCAACTTTTGGCCGAAGCGTCCGCCCGCGGCCTAAAACCCTTCGTCCGTCATACGCCAGTTCCAGGTTCGGATAAGAGTCCTTACACGACACGCTGGGTCTGATAATGAGCTTGGCCGAGTTTCCCCCGCTCATCGGCCCCGATGGGGCCCTCCTCCTGAAGCCGACGCAGGTCTTGTCGCAGGAGGATGCCAATGTCTTGCGGGCCACAGAGCGGTTGCTGCGACGGCTCCGCCTCCGGTTCGCCATTCATTGCGACCGCTGCTATGAGCAGTGGAACTTTGCCGATGGGTGCAAGGGCGCCGACGAATCGAATGAGCGCACCTACGTGTTGGAATGTAGATGTACCCGGCGGGTGGCGCAGGGATGAATGGGCGGAGATTTACCTGTGTGGTCACAGTGTTTATTCATGACCATGACCGTTATCCCATCAACATCTCATCCCTCAGTCCAAGTGACAGTTATGCCGCTGCCCATCAATTAGTACACGACGGATTTACAGCGGGATACTTTCAAATTGACGACGTGTATATTCCAGTGGGCGATGTCGTCAGAGTGGAAGTCACAAAGCAGGATTGGGAATGACGTGTCGCTGCCCGACGCCCACGCCGTTGACGCGCCCGAGTGGCGCGGTGGTGTGTTCAACGTGCGGGTCGCCCATCGTGGCCCGGTCCGAACCGAAGGTTCGACCATGAGACCGTGGACGCTGATTCAGATATTTCTCGCGCTCTCCTGCATCGCGCTCGGGTTCACGGTGTTCAATTTGATGAGGTTGATAGCCAGATGAGATAAATCGAGACTGACGGTTTCCTAGCCTGCCGCTGATCCCGGCAGGCGAAAGGTTCGCAGACCCGCGAACGGGAAACTGACAAGGGTCGCAGAAGTGTGAAGGTCATCTGCTCTAGGCGTGGGATACGCGCCGGACAGATGGCCTTTTTTCTTTGTGCGCCCCCCTTTTCGCGGACGGGCCGCGACACCAACCCGGAGTGACCATGACTGACGACCTGACGGATACCACGAGTGGCGACATCGGTTCAACGACCTCCTTTGAAGATGCGTTGAATGCGGCGGCCCCGCCAGCCCCGCCCTCCTCTGACACGGCTCCCGCGGCGGCGGCGACACAGCCGGCCGATGTCCAGACGAGTCTACCCAGCTCTGAGCCGGGGCATCTGCCCTTCCCTCGGCATAAGGAAATTCTGGAACACGCGCGCACCGAGGCGCGCGAGGCCGCGATTCGCGAACAGCAAGAGGCATTCCGCCAGCAATACGGGTGGGTGCCCCATGCCGACGCGGATCCGCTGAACTGGCTGCAACAGCAATTCGTGCCCCACCTGCTGAAGCATCCCCAGTACGCCCAGCAATACCGGACGTTCCTCGCGCAACAACTCGCCGGCTTGCGGCACACCGCGCAGGCCGAGCAGGAACCGCAACCCGACCTCCAAGCGGAGAACGGGGCGCTCGTCTATTCGGCCCAGCAGCAACGCGCGTGGGCCGAGTGGAATACCCGGCAGATCAAAGCCGAGTATGCGCGCGACATTGCGGACCTCAAGGCCGACAAGCAGGCCCGGGAGCAATACGCCCAGCAACAGCAGGTGTATGCCCGGGTCGAGCAGGAAGCCTCGCGCATCCTCGGACGCCTCCAGACCTATCCCGGTTTCACGGAACACGAAGCCGAAATCACCGCGTTGTACGCCAGTGATCCGTCGCTGACGCCGGAGCAGGCGTACATCGAAGTGGTGATGCCGAAGTTTGCGCAGACCAGTGCCGGCCGAGTGCTGACCCAACTCACGGACAAAGCTCACGCGGGGACGGCGAATCCCAGCCGCGCGGGCAGCAGCACGCCGGGCGATTACAAAAAGATGGACCTCCCGGCGGTGTTCGCCGCATTAGCGCCACAACACGGGTTGTAGGCGCGGAGTCTGACCTATGGCTGATCCGAATCTCGGACAACTCGCCGCCTCCGTGTATGAGGCGCATTTCGGCACGAAGCCGGAAGACAACATCTTCAATAGTGAGTGGCTCATCAACCGGCTCTCCAAGAACGCGAAGGAAGAAACGGATGGCGGCCGGCTGATTGAAGACACGCTGGAGTATGCGGAGAACACGACGTTCCGCAGCTACGGCGAACTGGAAGAACTGGATACGACCCGCATCGACGTGTTCGACGCGGCGCAGTATCACTGGAAAATCATCGCCGGCACCGTTGTCTATTCCGACCTGGAGAAATTGCGGGCGGCGGCGGCCAACCGGAAGTTCGACGTGATTGCGGCCAAGTTGGAGAACGGCAAGAACTCCCACATGGCCGTCATCAACCGGCAGGCGCACAGCGACGGCACGGGGAACAGCGGCAAGAACATCGGGGGCACCACGCTCCTGATTTCGAGCACGCCGACCACGGGCACGGTGGGCACCATCAGCCGCTCCGCGTTCTCCTTCTGGCGCAACCGGCAAGTCGTCGGGACCAAGAGCGCCAGCAACTTCGACAACCTCCGCTCTGCGATGACCACGCTCTACAACCAGTGCAGCAGTGGCGCGTTTGCGGAGCATCCCACCTTCGGGTGGAGCAATCAGACCGTCTTCGAGGGGTACGAGGGACTCATGGCTCCCCTGGAGCGGTTCAGCAGCGACGACAAGAGCAAGAGCGCGGACCTGGGTTTCGAGAACTCCATCATTCAGTTCAAGGGCATGAAGCTCGCGTTTGACGAGGATGCCCCGGCCGGCGAGCTGCGGATGGCGAACAACAAGAACCTCAAGCTCCGGTATCTCAAGGGTGGCTGGAACAAGATGTATCCCGGTGTGGATCCGGCGAACCAGCTCTCCAACATCCACAAGCTCGCGTCGTTCTGCAACCTGTCCACCAACAACTCACGGCGCCTCGGCGTCGTGACCGCGATCACCTAGAGGAGACGACGATGCCACATCTTTCAGGCGCCGGCGCTGCGATTGGGCATACGGTGCTCTCCTCGCGGACGAGTGCCGAACATGCCCTCGGGGCGAAGTACGAAACCAAAGACGGTCGGACCTACCGCTACGTCAAAGCAGGTGCCACGCTCGTGGTGGGCAACATGCTCCAGGGGCCGGCGGAGAACACCGACCACGACACGTTGACCGTCGCGGCTGATGCCGCGCAGGGCGCGACGAGCGTCACGCTCACGCTGGGCGCGACGGGCGTCACGGCGAATGACTACGGCGGCGGGTATCTCCTCGTGGATACCACGCCGGGGCTCGGCTATGCCTATCGCATCAGCAGCCATCCCACGGCGGCCAATGCGGCCCCGTGCGTGATCACGCTCGAACCGGAAGATGGCCTGCAAGTGGCGTTGACCGCGGCGGGCTCGAAATGCACGCTCGTGAGAAATCCGTACAACGGCGTCATTCAGACGCCGATTACGACGCTCACGGGGGCGTGTGTCGGCGCGGCGGTCTATCCGATTCCCAGCGGGGAGTACGGCTGGATTCAATCCGGGGGCGTGACCTCGGTGCTCATCGCCGGGACGCCCGGCGTGGGGCAAGCCGTCGTGGTGCCGGGCACCGTGGCGGGCTGCGTGGTGGTGGATGGCGCGACGGCGCCCACGGATGTCGTGGGTCGGATGCTCGTGACGGGTGTGGCCGGCAAGTGTCTGCCGGTTGCTTTGACCATTGACTGAGTGAACTTCCGGGGGGTCGAGCCTCGGCCCCCCGTTTCTGAAGGAACGTTTGTATGAGTTTTGATCGCATCCGAGAGCGCGAAGCCGAACTCGAACGCAAAGACCAGGACCGCCGGTTGACCGAAGCGGCGAAAGACGCCATTGCGGCGCAGAACCCGGTGCTCGACACCATCAACAAGATGGTCGAGGTGATGACCGCCGACCGGCAGCAGAGCCAGAACGCGATGTTGCAGGCGCAGCTCGACGCCATGAAGGCGCAGTACGAGTTGCAAGCCAAAGGGAATGCGGATGCGGTGCGCCGGTCCCTCCAACCGAGTAACGACACGCATCCGGCCATCAGCGCCTACAGCTATCCCGAAGGCAACGTCCTACGTCCGAAGCCGAAGCTGACCCGCGAATCGTATTGGGTCGGGCATCGCATCAGCGAAGACGAACTCAATCCACTGGAGATTGAGTTACTGAATCAGGTGAAGGCGGGCCGCTATCACGGCGGCAAGTGGCTCGTGAAGGAAAACACCGACGATACGGGCACGACGCGCCGGGTCGAGGTGTGGTTTCCCACGAAGGATATTGACCATCGGATGGAAGTGCCGCACTCGGCGGATCCCGTGATGACGGGCATGGCGCTGATGCTTCAGGAGATGGTGTCCGGGCAAGCCCCGGTCGCGAGTCTCGGCCCGCTCCATGCGCGCATTCAGGAACTCGAAGCGCAACTCGCGGTCAAGCAGGACATGGCGGCGCTCGGTCGCTAGCCTGTGGAGGGTCGATGACCCTGAGCGAGATTCTTCAGGCGGCGTACGCCAAGTTGAATTACGTCAGTGCGCCGCCCGCGGCGGTCACGACCCGGTTCACGCAATCCCTCAATGCGTGGCATCGGCGCATCCTCGCGCAGCCGGGCATGGGCCTCGTGCGCGATGCGGTCTATACGCTGACCACGGTGGACGGCACGGCGGAGTATGCGCTCCCGCCCACGGTGGGCCGTCTCATCGGGATGACGCAGATCAGTCAAGGCATCCCGCTCGTGGAGCGCAGCCTGGATTGGTTCCGCCGGCATGACCCCCAACAGACGAGCATCGGCGCCCCGTCCTCGGTCTATATCCCCCTCGGAGAACGGCACGTTCAGGCGCAGCCCGCCGACGCCAGCGAACTCTTTGTGGACTCCACGAGCGCCAGCGATACGGGCACGGCGTTCTGCGACGTGACGCGCATCGGGGGCTATCCGCGCAGCCTGAGTGCCGTGATGACCGGCGCGACGGCGGTCAGTCTCGGCGCCGCGGCGGTGGATGCGATTTGGATTAACAAATTCTATCTCTCGGTGCCCGCGGTTGGGACCGTCACGCTCCACGAAGATGTGGAAGGCGGCACCGAACTGGCGCGGATTCCGATTGGGCAGACCTATGCGCGGTATCCGTGGATTCGGTTGTGGCCGACGCCGGCCGGCGAAGACTACGCGATTGATTACACGCGCACGCTCGTGGATCTGGTCAACGGTAGCGATGAACCCTTGTGGCCGGCGGACTTTCATTGGCTCCTCGTCACGGCGATTGAGTACGAGGAATTTATCAAGACCGATGACAGTCGGGCGCGCACGCGGTTGCAGGAAATCGACGCTGGCTTGCGCGATTTGAAATCGTGGCTGTTCAATCGCCCGGGGACGGTCTACGTGCCGGGGCAGCGGGAGCCGGGCCGGTCCTCGCTCGGCCCCTGGTACCCGGCAGGCACGTAGATGGGGCGCCAGTCCGAGACGGCGATTGCGATTCTCGATGCCCGCGGCGGGCGCAACGGCGGGGATCCGCCGCTGTCCTTGCCGGACACGCAGTTGGCGGAAGCCATGAACGTCGATTTTTGGGAAGGCACGCTGGCGCATAAACGGCTCGGCGCCGTGGCCGTGAGTCTGACGTGCAGCAGCGGGGGCCCGTTCGCCTCAGTGGCGACGTTGCTCTCGCATTTGCCCACGGCGGATCTGACGGCGTTGGAACTGTGGGCCTTCGATACCACGGGCCAAGTCTTTCGGTTGGCGGCGTCTACGTCCTGGGTGGAACTCACGCCCAGCGATGCGATAGAGGCGCCGTATTACGACGTGACGGGGGCCAGTGCGCAGGGCTGGCTCTTTCTTTGTTACAACTCGGCCGTCAATCGCCTGCACGTCTGGGATGGGACGAGTCTCCGGCGTGTCGGCTTGAGCACCCCGGGGGCCGCGCCGACCTTGGCGACCATCGTCGGCTCGGGCCCGACGTTCACGCGCCACTACCGCGTGCGGTGGGTGCAGATTACCGGCGCCGATACCGTGCGGCGGTCAGAAGCAGTGGCCTCGGCCAGTCATTCCATCGCGGCGCAGGTGGGCATCCGCGTGACGCGCCCCACAGCGGCCGGCGACGGGGAAACGCATTGGGAAGTCGAGTATGCGGAGGCCGCGCTCGGCCCGTGGTATCG